TGGAGACCTTGCCTGCTTTCTCCATGATGTCCCGTGCCGCATTTCTTTTGGCGCGGTTTTTCTTCTGCTTTGGCTTGGAGTGGTAGTTGTCGTATTCCTTGCGGTAGTTACGGCGCATCTCAGTAGCCGAAACCGCCCTTGCCACCTCCCATCCCGTATTGCATGGGTCGTCGCATCATCCCGCCTTTGCCGCCACCAAATCTAGGTCTCTGGAAGCCCCCGTAAGGTCCAAAGCCCGTTGAGTATCCAGACATCAAGCCACGGTTAGGCATATATTGCGAGGAGTAGCCGTAGTTAAAGGGTTGCTGTGGCAGGAACATACCCATTGGCTGACTCATGCCGTATGGCATACCGGAGTAAAGCTGATTGCCGGTGATGTACTGTCCGGGCATCCTAGCCGCACCGGATGGTTGCGCTTGGCTCTCAGAAGGTTGCTGGCCGTAGACAGCAGACAACAGCCCGCCCTTGCCGCGACCTCGATACGGAAAGTCCGGAAACTGGCCTTGGTCTCCGTAGGTTCTTCTATACTGACTAAGATCACTACCATAGCCAACATTTGCATAGGTGCCGTCATCCTGTAGGAATGGACGCCCACCTCTGTCTATGCCTAGCGTGTTGAGGTAGTTTTGGTAGTCTGCGCTTGAACCACCGCCTTGTCCGCGATCATAGGCAAGCTGTACCAATCTGCCCCTAAGCTGTTCCGGTGTCAGTTCGCCAGCATCAATTTGACTTCTGTACTGACCATAACCGCCTTCAAGCTGGCCTGTCTCTGGGTTGTAGGTTCCCCTTGCCGGTCTTCTTCCAAACAGCGCCTGTGTTGCGTCAAAGACGGGGCCACCTGACTGAGAGGCATCGTAATAAAGCCGGTCTGACCCTTGAGCGCCAGCAATAATGGCATCTCGTAAGGTGGCTTCTGTCAGATCGCCAGAGCCTAATCTGCCTGAAAAATAATCAAGCCCCGGCTGTTGTGCCTGACGATTAAACAATTCCTGATAATACTGCTGTATTAGGGGGTTGAAGTTGCCCGTATCAGTGGTGCCAGACTGTGTGGCCCTTTCTTCAATCAGGGCGTTTAGCTCATCAAGGCCACCTACCGGCTGTCCAGTGGTAAGAAAGTTCTGCCCTTCTGGGGAGTCTATCAATGCCCGTTCGATCTCAGCCAAACTCATTCCTGAGTTGACCCAGTTCATTATGTATTGTTCTTGGCCCGGCCTGCCCAGATTTGCCTGATAAAGCTGTGATACGGCCTCTGGGGTAACCTCTAGGCTTTCCAAGCCGGTTGCCGCGCCAAGAGTGTCGCCAACCTGTGCGTAATACTGGCCTTCTGGCGAGCCTGCTATCGCGGAGCGAATCTCATCCATCGACATGGTTGAGTTCACCCAGTTCATTACGTTGGCATCCAAGCCTTCTCTGCCCAGAAGCTCTTGGTAAAGAGCCTGAACCTGCGAGTATCTAGAGGATTGTCCTGCATCGGAGTCTTGACCGCTATTATCCTGACCTGATCCGGCTTCTGCCGCCGCCCGCTCTGCGTCCCGCTCCTGCATGGCGGTTATATCTGTGCCTTGGGCGCTGGCTCTTAGTGTGTCGCGGAGGCTGGCATCGGGGTTTTCTTCCTGCCACTGCTCCCAATACGCTTTCGCCTCTTCTGATGGCTCTCTGCCGAACAGATACTCATATTCGCTTGTTACGCTTGCCATGAAATTCTCCACTATGGGCGCAAATTAGGGGTTCCCCCTAGTAATATCCTAGTTCTAGGAAGGTTCTAGCTAGAACACTCCTATAAAAAACAAACTTAGGTAATTACTAGACCAGAACAGTCCTAGTTCTAGGAGATTTCTAGACCTAGAAAGTTACTAGGTAGAAATACCCCTCGGATTGTACAGAATATACCCCCTTGACAGGCACAAATCTACAGTTAGACAGTGGTTTTTACCGATTTTTTGGTAATTTTTGGCATTTAGGCCAATTTTTTGTAGAAAAGTGGGGGGTAGTGGGACTCCTAGAGCGTTTTTTGAGCAAAATCCCCCCGATTAGACAGTGTGACAGTGAGACAAAGTCCAAAATTAGCTCATTTTTTGAGCAGATCACTATGTATATATATCGCATACGCGCTCGGCACACAGGGGGGGTGGGGGTCGGCTAGTGCATGATGGTAGCTTCTGCCTGATCGTCGGAATCGTTCGGCTGATCCGGCTCGGTCTGCTCCAGCATTGCGTCCAGTTCTGCTAGCAACTCCTCACTGCTCCGGCTGTCGGTCGTCTCCACTACATCCTTGAACAGGCCAACCGACTTCCCCAACAGCTCCGCACTCCTGATGCGGTTGGAGTCGCCGCTCTCCGCATGATCCAGCCAGTGCCTGAGCTTCGATAGCACCCGTTCCCTGTCCGAGAGGGCTGAGGCTAGTACAGACCGTTCCCTCTGCCGCACCAGTGCATCCACCCTTGCCCTTATGTCAGCCCTTGCCATCAATCGACTAGCGGCCTCTCTGTGTGTCGCGCTCTTCCCTGTTGCAGTAACGGAGTGCGATTCTCTGTACGCCTCGGCCTGCCCCATACCTGCCGCAACGCATCGACAGAAATGCAACTGCTTCGCGGTCAGCCCGTCCCGTGTTTTTCCCATGATGATTACCTCACTGATTCAATACCCCCAGCATACCATGACCCCACCCGTCAACCATTTTCTACAAATAGCACTGATGCACTGAATCAAAAAAAACTTGACAAATGCAAACACTGTCGAGAAGGCCACAAAACGCAATTTAAGGGCCACTTTGCCTACCCTATGCCATAGCATTGGTTACCCCTCTAAAAGCCCTCACAAAGATGCATTGATTTTCTTATCTTTTTTTAGACGTTGGCACACTTATTGCCATTGCGACAACGTGACACAATTTTTTGGTGTATAGAAGGTACTAAGACTTTGATGAAAATAATTTCTCATCAGTGTTGCATTACATCTTGTATTGCTTTACGGTTCCCCTACCAACCGTGAGATGTCGCCATGCATTACGCAGTAGCCCTCACACCGCTCCCTGCCAGCGGCCTACAAATGGTGCAGTGTGTCCGCAGAGTCGGATCGGCGTGAGCCGATTGACCAACGGCGAGAGCGGACAGCCCCTTATCAGGGTGCGGCCTAAACGCTGGGTGAACTCCAACGGTTGAAGGTGGCACGGTGACACTGCTGACAAGGTAATCGGGCGGCGCTAGTACAGGCGCGTCCGCATCCGAATCAGACTGTCGATCCACATAGTGCATACACCGCCGGAAGAATTGACCAGCGCCAACTTACCGCGAGCCGATGAAGAGTTTTCACACCATGCCCACCGCCAAGCGCGTTGGGTATGCGTGAGCACTCTGCTCAAAACCAACCCACCACTAGGGAGTGATCACAATGGATAAGCACCGATATGACATCGTCACAGAGAGCGGAGACATCGTTCTCACCATCACCTCCACCTTCACCAATCTGGATTTCGACGCCTACGCCAAGCGGCACATCGTGCCAATGCTGGCGTCACTTTCAGCAGTAGAGGGCGAGCGGGTTTTTTACACCGCCGCCTAAACACTTATTGAGGAGCCTTCACCATGCCCATCTAGCGGTGGGCATCTGTGAGTGTTTCGCACTCAAATCCAACTAATGACTGAGGAGTCAAAATCATGGCAAAGCAAAAAAGAGACATCGAAGCAGAGATTACTGACGCGCTCGAAGCCGCAATGAATAAGTACGGCACCGACTGGATCAAACCATTCAGTGGCTTGTGTGCCATCCCCACTAACGCAGTCACCGGCAAGGAGTACCGAGGACTGAACGCCCTATGGCTTGGCATCATGGGGATCAGCCACGCGGCAGGCTACGGCCAGTGGCAAACCATCGGCGCTCAGGTACGCAAAGGCGGCAAGGGCATCGGCATCACTGCCCCGCTGATCGTCAAGGACAAAAAGACCGAGGACAAAGTGCTGGTCGGGTTCAGACCCGCGACTATTTTTGACGCCAGTCAGGTTGACGGGTGGGAGCCGCCAGTCGCTGATGATGACAAGGTTGATCAGACCGAGGTGCTCGCTAAGGTTGACGCCTACATCGCTAACACTGGCGCGACGATCACCGAGAACGATCAAGGCCGAGCCTGCTACACCCCCTCACTTGATCAGATCAGTATGCCCCGCCGGTGCGACTTCACCGCCACTGACACCAGTGACGCGACTGAGTGCTACTACTCAACCGCTCTGCATGAGCTGATCCACTGGACGGGTCACAAGTCACGCTGTCACCGACTTGATGACAAGTCAAAGCGCGGCTATGCGTTCGAGGAGCTGGTGGCTGAGATCGGCGCTGTCATGCTTTGCGTGAAGCTGGGCGTGTCTGTCGAGGTTCGCGCAGACCATGCCAAGTATCTGAACGGATGGCTGAAGGCGCTCAAGGATGATCGCAAGTACATCTCCGATGCCGCCAAGCTGGCGTCAAAAGCAATCGACTACCTCGACAGCCTTCAGGTTGCCGAGGAAGTACAACAGGCCGCATGAGCGGCCTTCACCCACTGACTGAGGAGTCAGTTTATGAAAATGCACAACGTCAACCACCCCAAAGATGGCAACCGATACTGCGGCCCCGCCGTGATCAGTGCCGCCACCGGATGTACCACTAAGGACGCCGCCACCCTGTTACGCTGGGCGCGATACGGTGACCCTTCACGGGGTAGCATCAAGGGGTCAACCACTAGCGAGGTGACTACGGTGCTCAGGAACTGGGGTCTCAAGGTGGAGCGCAAGGCTCACAACACCCCCGAGTCGCACCGGCCAACGCTCACCCAGTGGCTCAGGCACAACAAGGCCAATCGCACCGCTGGCCGTGTCTACCTGATCGTCGCTGGCAATCACTGGCAGATGGTGTCGGGCCGCAAGTATGTCTGCGGCATCACCCGCGAGGTGGTCAGCATCAAACACCCCAAGGTCAAGCGCCGAGCACGGGTCACTGAGGTTTACGAGCTGACACCCAACCCGCGTATCGAGCTGAGTGACATGGCTGACAGCGTGTTGAATGCTCATGACGCGCAACGTAGCGTTAGCCGTAGCGCCAATGCAGACCGTGCCGCCGCCAAGCGAATCGCCAAGAAGTATTCGATCACTATCGAAGACGACTCAGTGCGGGACTATGACGGGTACGACATGAGGCACTGG